GGCGCAACAATAAACCTAAATAGCCAAGACATATCAGATACTCAAACTTATGGCGGTAATGTAACGGGAATAACCATAGGTACAGGGCCTCTTCACTTTACCGATTCAGAAATGGAGACAGTTACAGCGCCACCGATGCACCTTGTCAGATGTGCATTAACAGATACAATCACTGTTGGATTAGCGGGTACTTATACCTTTGCGGACTGCTATTCTAAAGTAGCTGGCGGCGGTACACCTATATTTGATTTCAACGCTATTGGCGCAACTAATTTTAATATGAGGGCTTATTCTGGTGGTATAGAGGTGCAAAACATGGCTACCGGTGACGTAATGTCATTAGAAGGGGATGGCCAATTGATTGTTAATGCAAACTGCACAGCGGGAACTATTCATTATCGAGGTAATTTTGAGCTTACTGACAGCTCTGGTGGTTCGGTGACAATAGTGGCAGATGACAATACAACTAGCATCGCGGCTATTGAAGTTGATACCAATACAACGTTAGACGGCAAGATTGACTCAGTAAAATCTATAACAGATCAAATGGTATTTACTAAGGCTAATGAGCTTGATGCTAATACGAAATCTATAAATGACGCGGGCGTTGTGGGAAATGGTAACAGTGTTGCGTGGGATGGCGAATAGTGAAAGCCTGCTCTAAGTGCAAGATAGATAAAGAGCTGATTGAGTTCGGCATGCAGATCGATCATATAATGAAATCGAATAAGCATGACCCTATGATGGACGGCGCTTAAATGACGGCCATAGGCACGGCATGGGCTGATGGCGCATGGATTTATGAATCATGGGAAGTAGGCGCATGGTCTGATGTTACGGCAAGCACAACAAAGGTTAAAGTAATGATGTCATTAAATAAAAACGAATATGGAACTTCTCTATACACGGACATGAAAGAGGATATAAGCGCGGGAACGGCTTTTTCCTTTATCATACAGCCAAAGGTAGGCGACAGTAAGGAAATGGTCGGAACGATTGGAACTGTTGATATTACGGTAGACGACCAAGACTATACAGCCAATCAATACCTAACTTATGAGCTATTAGATGGTGATTTAGATCAATCTGGATTATGGCGTATAAAAGGCGAGGCAACCATGACAGCTACTAAGGTGATTTATGGTGACTTTGCACACATCACAGTATTGGATTAATAGCACCATCATAGGAGGTGGTCACATCTGTAGTAAAGGAGCTTACCCGACTAGAGATAAAGGACTATCTCGACTAATTGATAAAATCAATCGATAGAAGGATGTAGATAGATGAATTATAAAACAAGCGGATACGAAGCAGCTAAAGAATTTGCAGAAGAATTAACTTGCTCTATGGATATGATAAAGAAATTCTTTACAGTTAAGCCTATAGACATGAATGCAGATGTTGAATTTGATTCCAGTAAAATGATCGCGCTACAGCTACATGATGATTTTATTAATGGCTATAAGTGTACCTTTATCTTTTCACTAGAATCGAAAGAACTGTTATCGTTTAAGGCAGAGGCTCTTCATTAATGATTAGCGAAAACGAATATATGGCAACAACTATACAGGCTAGGCTTGAGTGGTATATAGAGCGTTTCGAGAAGCCTAAATGGATGAATTGGTTTGGCTGTTATCCTGCGATGTCATCGGTGGAGGCAAGTAAAGCTCAATTAAAGGCTATGCTTGATTCAGGGTTAGTAGTAACTATTAAGGATACAATCGATAATGCCAGCAGGTAGACCGACAACTTACACAGATGAAGTAATAAAAAAGGCTGCTTCCTATCTTGATGAGTGGGAGTCATTAGGTGACATGATACCTAGTGTAGAGGGGTTGGCGGAGTACATAGAAAGAGCCAGAAGTACCATATACAAGTGGGATGGTGAGGATGATAAACCTGAAATATCGGACACATTAGCCAAAATTAACGAGATACAAAAGCGAACTCTTATCAATAAAGGGCTATCAGGCGACTTTAACAGCAATATAACCAAACTAGTATTAGGTAACCATGGGTTGTCAGAGAAACTGCAACAAGAGCATACGGGCGCTGATGGTGGCCCTATCCAAACAACACAGATAAACTTTATCCCTGTTAATAGTGATAAGAAATGAACGCGGCTAATGCTATCGATATTGAATACGTTGATAAGCTAACGCCTGTATTCACAATACCAAAGCGGATAAAAATCATAGTGGGTGGTAGAGGCTCTACCAAATCAACAGGGGTCGCTGATTATGTCGCTGCTCAATTATCTAACGGTCAGCTATGGTGCTGTGCAAGGGAGCATCAAAACTCTATTGAGGAATCAGTGCATAGAACTATTCTGGATGAAATCAGCCGGGTAGGTTTGCCAGACTTTACAGATACAAAAACCAGCATTATGCATTCATCAGGTGGCCGTGCTTTTTATCGAGGTTTATCAAGAAATATCACCTCGCTAAAGAGTACGTTATCCGGTATCGATGGCCTATGGATAGAAGAGGGCGAGGATTTAACAGATAACACCTTGCGAGTGCTTACGGCTTCAGTGCGTTTAAATGCGGAAGATACGCAGCGCAAGATAGACGGTGAAGACGTTAAAATGCCTGAGATCATTATCACAATGAATAGAGGGTCTAAATCTGGTGCTGTTGCTAAGAAATGGTTGGTTAGAGCTGAAAAAGAATTATCAAGATGCGGCTATTATGAAGATGATCTAATAATGGTTGTTGAAATGAACTACACAGACATGCCTATAGATTGGTTTAAATTGTCAGGGCTTGAAGAAGAGCGAGTTGACGACTATGACAAGCTATCAACAGCGGCTTATGAGCATAAATGGCTAGGTCGCTATATGGACACGGTAGATAACGCTATTATTAAACCAGAATGGTTTGATGCAGCCGTTGACGCTCACAAGATTGAAAGACTAAAGAAAGTATTTACGCCTCACGGTGCGGTAATAGCGGCGCATGATCCATCTGACAGCGGCAATGATGCTAAAGGGTTTAGTTTGCGACACGGATCAATTATTAAGATAGCCAAAGAGAAAGCGACGGGCGAGATAGATGAGGGTTGTGACTGGGCTACTGGTTTAGCTATCCAGAATAATGCCGATTGGTTTGTGTGGGATGGTGACGGTATGGGTACGGGATTGAAACGACAAATATCAGATGCTTTTGAAGGGACCAAGGTTAAATACCACATGTTTAGAGGCTCATTGTCTGGCTCTGGACAGGACAACGCCAAGAAGATATATATGCCAGAAGATGGCGACAGTGATACAAAGCCTAAAACGTATGCAGAAACATTCAAGAACAACCGCGCACAGTATCATATTCGATTAGCTGATATGTTTTATAACACGTATAAATGTGTGGTCCGTGGTGAATACATAGACCCTGATGAGATGATTAGTATAGATTCAGAAGGCGTTGATAATCTACAAGGGCTTAGAACAGAAGCATGTAGCGTGCCGCTTAAAGATAACCCTAATGGATTAATGCAGATGTTAGGTAAAAAAGAAATGAAAACGCTAGGTATTGATTCGCCGAACGTCTTTGAGTCGATAATGATGAGCTTATTCATGCCTAAGATAGTAGCGGCATCAAAGCCCCTTAATTTCATAAGTGAGTTTTAAACATGGCTAAGAAAAAAGAAACCAACGACCTAGAGACCGTCCATAAAGAATCGCTAGACGCTTTTGCTTTATCAGAAGAAGCCGAAAAAGACCAGCGCGAGAAAGGCGTTGAAGATATGCTATTTGTGGACTCAGAAGAAGGGCAGTGGGATGATAATGCTAAAACGGCCCGCGCAGGCCGTCCGATGTACACCATCGATCTAACTAGTGAAGCGTTGAACCAGATGATAGGTGAGCAGCGTCAGAGCCGGACACGTATTAAAATATCACCTAACGGTGGTGGGGCTGATAAAGACACGGCCAATATCTACGATGGCATTATCAGGAAGATAGAGCAGCAAGCTGAATCCGCGTATGACAATTCATTCAAAGAGAAGCTAAAAGGCGGTTATGGTGGGTGGCGCTACCTTACGCAATTCACAGAAGAAAACCCGTTCAATCAAGAGATAGTTCCTTCTCCAATTAATTCGGCTGTAACGTCATTGTATTTTGATGTAGACGCGAAAGAGTACGATAAGAGTGATTCAAAAAGAGCTTGGTTAATTACTGATATGTCACATGCTGCATTTAAGGTGGAATTCCCAGATGCGAACTTGACAGACTTTAACTCACCAGAATTAAGACGTGGTAATTGTGCTAACTGGTTTAGTAAAGATTCCATTCGTGTGGCTGAGTCATGGGAAAAGAAAGGGGTAGTTAAAAACATTGCGTTAATGTCTGATGGCCGTGTTATCGATATCGACGAAGCTGCTGAGTTAATGGATGAGCTTAAAAAGGAAGGTATAGAAATCATCAAGCAGCGATCAGTAAAAACACATAAGGTCGTAATGTATAAAATGAACGGGGCAGAGATATTAAGCGGGCCTCATGCGTGGGATGGTAAATATATTCCATTAGTCCCAGATTATGGTGAAATATCACACGTTGGTAACAAGACATTTGTACGAGGCAAGGTAAGAAAGGCGAAAGACGCAGCGCGTATTTACAATTACACAACATCAGCAAAGATTGAATCGACTGCATTAGCTGGCAAAGATCCGTTATTAGTTACCGATGTGATGATTGCCGGTAACGAGGATGATTACGAAACTTTAGGGTCAAGCAATAAGCCGGTTATTAAGTTTAAAGCAGATCCAGATGTGCAGGGCGGCGTACCATTCAGATTAGGCGCACCACAAATGCAAACCGCATTGATTGAACAAACTCAACAGGCAGCTAATGACGTACATTCAACGCTAGGTATTCATAATCCGGCGCTAGGAAATGCTCCACAGTTATTAAGCGAAAAAGCGGTATTAGACCAAGCTGAAAAAGGCGATAGAGGATCGTTTGAATATGGCGACAACCATCAGAAATCAAAATTATATGGAGCTAAAATTCTGTTAGATCTTATACCAAAGATTTACGATACACCGCAGATAATCCAGATATTGAACGCAGACGGCTCTCTTGAATCACATGAGATCAATATGGAATCGGTTGATAAGTTCGGTGAGCAAATAAAAGACGAGCAAACAGGTAAGGTAATCACGATCAACGATTTATCGCTTGGCACTTACACAGCTACAGCTGAAACCGGCCCCACATACAAAACTATGAGAGCGGAAGCGGTCACACAACTTACAGATTTGGCAGCGGCTTACCCTGTGTTCGGTGATTTATCAATGGACTTAATCGCTAAAAATATGAATATACAAGAAGCGGATGAAATCCATTCTCGCATCAGAAAATACATGATAGGCCAAGGTTCGGTTGAACCTACCGATGATGAAATTAAAGAGCTTGGTCTAAATCAGCCACAGCCACCATCACAAGGCGAGCAAGCGTTAATCGATAACACTAACATGCAGACAGAAGACCTTAAGGCTAATATCGAGAACAAAGACGCAGATACTCAGAAGAAATTAGTCGAGACTCAGGAAACTGCTATTGATGCCTATAATACTTTGCTCTTGTCGTATCAGAAACAAGTTGATCTAGGTATACCGCTATCACAACAGCAAAAGAATTTGTTAATCACTCAAGGCGACATAGTGGCCTCTGCTCAAGACATAACTCAAGAGGGCCAGCCAAACAGTGAACAGGCTACTGATATTGTCCAGCAACTACAATCAGGCCAATTAACAGAAGCAGATTTACAATGATTGAATAAACCTATCAATAGTTTTATAATGATAGACAAGGTTACGAATGCCTATTCATTCGGCTAAATACTCAATAATGAGGCGTATAAAATGGAAGTAGAACAGCAAGCTGTACTTGAAGGCGAGCAAGGCGAAGTAGTTGAATCTCAAAATACTGAGGTAACAACAGAAGCAACTAGCGAGCCAGTGGAATCAGCAACCACTGAAAATACGGAGTCTGACGGTGTTCAGAAGCGTATTAATAAACTAACCGCAGAGAAATACGGTGAGAAACGCAGAGCTGATGCACTGCAAGATGAGTTAAACGGCTTAAAGTCTAGCCCATCGAAACAAGAGACAGATCAGCCACAAGGGAAGCCAACATTAGAGCAGCATGATTTTGACGAAGGTCAATACCAATCCGCTTTAATAGCTTATGAAGTTAAGCAAGGCATAGCCGCTAATAATGTAGCTGCTCAGAAAGCACAATCACAAGCAGATCAAAATAAAATTGATTCTACTTATGATGATAACGAAGTTAAATACGCAACAGAAAACCCTGAATATGTTAATGATGTTCAGAATCTACCGCGATTTAACAACGACACGCTTTCAATGATTAAGGCCCAAGATAACGCACCTAATTTAGTGCATTACTTAGGGAAAAACCTTGATCTAGCTCAGACTATTGCATCACTCGACCCGATAAGCGCAGCAGTGCAAGTCGGGATTATTTCAGCCAAGTTATCTGCAAACATTAAACCCGCTGTTACCACGAGTACAGCAGCAGACCCCATTGAGCCGATTAATTCAGGCGGAAGTATCAGCACTGAAAATAACGAGCATGGGGTTATTTATGAATAAAGGATAAATAATGGCTAATAACCTAGAAAGTAACGTAACGCGACAGCTTGCAAAAGTTTTCACAGATTCTTTTGAATCAAGCCGAGTGCTATCAAAGAACGTCGACACCCAGTTATTACAGGGTCGATTCAATCCAGACAGCGGCACAACTGTCGATTTCAAGCGTCCCACTGACTACGTATCAAAGCGTACATCTGATGGCGACATCTCAGGCGGAACGCGCTCTGACATCATAACAGGTAAAGCAACAGGTACAGTACAAGACATGTTTACTGTTGATGTTGAATGGACACGTGTAGAAGAAGCTTTGCATTTAGGCAATCTTGAACAGCTTATTAAGCCAATGGCTACACGAATCAAGACTGATTTAGAAGTTGATTTTGCTAGTTATATGATGAAAAACGGTAACCTCTTAGCAGGCGCGCCGGGAACAGCGGTAACAACATGGGCGCATATTGCAGAAGCAGGCGCGATCATGGAATCTACTGGTGTACCAATGGATAATGACTGGTGTTATACGGTAAATCCTTATACACAAACAACCCTAGCCGGTGTAGATCGCGCTTTAGGTAATGTGCCAGAAGGCCAATTCTCAGACGCTCATCGAAAAGCAATAATCACAGAAAACTTTGCAGGTATGCGCGTATTAAAGGCAACGACCTTAGATAGCTACACTATCGCGGCTGGTGCTGATAGAGCGGGTACTTTAACTGCTGCTCCTACTCCTACGTATGTAGGCGCAAAAGATACAATGACCCAAACCTTGGCTGTTACCGCTTTCCAAGCTAACTTAGTTGTTAAAGCTGGCGAGACTATTCAGGTTGCTGGCTCGAATCGTTTGAACCTTTCTACTCGTCAACCTATCGTTGATGGTGCTGGTGCAAACATCTTGTTTACGGGTACGGTTCAATCTGATGTCACTCTAGGGGCTTCTGGTGAGGGTAATATCGTTATCGCTGGTGCAGGTATCTATGAAGCAACAGGAGCATATAACACAATTGATGCTGCTCTAGCTAACGGCGCGGTCGTTACCTTACTAGGTACAGCAGCCGACATTGTTCAGCCTAATCTTTTCTGGCATAAACAAGCTTTCTCAATCGGTTCAGTTCCTATTCCTAAGTTGTTTGCTACAGATACATTGGCAACAACAGAGGATGGTTTACAGTTCCGAGTAAGCAAGTATTCAGATGGTGACGCGAACAAGCAAATCGTTCGTTTCGATTTCCATCCTGCATACGCAACGCTTAACCCGTTCTTTGCGGGTCAAGGGCACGGCTAGTAGCAACTAATAGTGAGGGTGTAAAAGCCCTCCTGTTTTTCTCTTACCAATTCAAGGATCTATCATGGATACATGGGTTAAACCAAACGGCACAGAACTAGAACTAAACGATTTACCAGAAAACATCAAGGCAGCAAAGGCGTTAAAATGGAAGCTAAAAAACGAGAAGAAGTCAACTCCAAAGAAAGAAGAAACAAAACCAAAGGCTAAATAATCATGGCTACCGCTTTAGATTTAGTTAGTGCATCATTTTCAATCTTAGGTATTCGTGCGGCTGAAACGCCTATCGAGTCAAGTATGGCTAATGAAGCATTAGAGATATTCAATGATCTAGGTGTTGAGTGGGAGCTGACAGGCGCGAATATAGGCTTTGCCCCTGTGAAAGACTTGGCTGATGAGGTTCGCATACCTCGCGGCGCTTACGGTGCTTTTAAGTACAACGTAGCTGCAAGACTAGCCCCTATTTATGAGATTGCTTTAAGTGCTGAAAACATATCAATAGCTAACAACTCACTTCGTACAATGATGACAATTTACCGCAAGCCATTAAAAACAATTTACCCTGATTCGTTACCAATGGGCGAGGCGAATGACTGCGATAACTATTATGTAAACGATAACTTTTTCCCTACTAATGATGAGGAAAATTTCTAAGTGGTTGAATTACCCATAGCAACGGGGTTTTATGAGGATGCTAACAAGCCGATAGCATCACAGGAATGCATTAATTTTATCCCTCAAATACCTCAAGCAAATGCCATATCAAGAGCGCAGTTAATCGGTTCTGATGGTATTAGTTCTTTTGCTACAGCTGGTAATCGATCAAGTCGCGGCAGTCATGTGATGAATGGCATTGCATATTCAGTTAATGGAAATAATCTATACCGTATTGATTCAGATGAAACGACAACCGATCTAGGCATTATTACTGGTACTGGGCGTGTATCGATTGCAGATAACGGGCTTGAGATATGTATCGTTGTTCCTAATGTAGCAGGTTATATCTACAGCGTATCAGGTGGATTACAGATAATCACTGATACAGATTATACGAATACACTAGGACCATCTGAGCAGGTCGTTTATAAATCAGGTTACTTTGTGCATTATAAAAACGTCAATAATGCCGAGAATAACCCTATTGTGTTTCATTCAAATCTAAGGGCTGGTCTGGTTTATAACGCAATAGATTATGGCGTTCCGTCTATTGACCCTGATCTAATCACTGGATTGCATGTAAACAGAAACCAATTATACGTTGGTGGTGAGAAAACATTTGAGCTATTCCAAGATATAGGTGGGGTTGGCTTTGCTTTCCAAACGATACCGGGCGCTGTTATGCAGATTGGTGTCAGGGCTAAATTCTCATTGATTGATTTCGATGGTGGATTTGTTGCGGTTGGTGGCAGTGAGAATTCACAAGCGGCTATATGGAGATTTTCAGGCGGTTCACAGCAGAAAATAAGCACCACTGCGATTGATAACATTTTACAGCAATCGACAGACGCAGAAATTACAGACATTTACACCACGACATACTCTGCTTTTGGCGGTTTCTTTGTTAATTTCCACCTTAAAGACCGATGTATGACGTATGACGCAGCAACGGGTTTATGGCATGAGAGAAAGTCAAAGGATTTAGAGGGTCGTCCAATTGCGTGGCGAGTTAATGGAATTATTGACGCTTACGGCTTTAACTTAGTAACAGATAATCAGGATGGTCGAATAGGTAAGTTAGACCGTGATATCTATGAAGAATACGGCATCGCTATCAATCGCAGCGTATCGACTATTCCATTCCAGAACCAAGGCGAGAGAGTCCGTGTCTCTAAGATCAGATTAACGTGTGATTCAGGTGTAGGTCTTGAGGAAAAGAAAAAAAGCGCATTCCCTTTAAAGTTTCCTTATACATTTGGTGATGATGATTTGATAGACGGGGTAGATCCCCATGTTTCTATGTCGTTTTCAGATGATGGCGGGATCACATTTGGTAACGGCGTGAGTCGCGGAATGGGGGTTCAAGGCGAATACAGAAGGCAGCAAGTGTGGTTTAAAGGTGGGCAGATAGCTAATGTCAGGGTTTATCGGTTTGCGTTTGGTGATCCGGTTAAATGCGTTGTATCTAAACTAGAGGCGGTATTCGCATGATCTTTGCATTAGAGCGGTTTATCCCTTGGCTAGACAGTGAAGGCAAGCCAACACAGCGTACAGCAGAGTACACGGAAGAAATGACAAGGCTGGTTAATTTAAACACCCCTATCGTTAGTACAGGAAGTCCAGAGGGCG